CCCACACCCGGCTCGGCGCGATGCCGATCTCAGCCAGAGCCTTGACCTTATCCTCGATGCCCTTGCGCTCGTCGGGACCGAGCGGCAGCGCGGGGTAGGACACATCCCAACCATCCTCGGGCACCGCGACGCCGAGGCCAAACCTGTTCCACAGCGCAGCAAGCCGTGACAAGAGCAAGCGATCGGAGCGCGCGTATTGCGGGGCCTGTCGGCGCTGTAGCTCGCGCTGAGAAGACTTACGGAGCGCGATAGCGTAGCCGCTCTCCGCGCTGCCGCTGTCTCGCTGTAGGTCCGCAGCGCCGAGCCCGAACGACGCCATAAGCGCGCGCTCAAACGAGGCGACGGCGACCTCCAGCCGCTCGGGGTCCACGCCCGCGTTCCACTGTCCGACAGTGACCGCGCCGAGCGCATCGTCCTGCATGAACTGAAGGATGGAGCCGGGGTCTGCCTCGACGCTGCGATGCTTGCCGAAGTTGCTGTCGGACTGCGAGAGCCCGCGCAGGATGGCGTTGACGACGTAGCGCTGAGGCCAGGACGCATCCTTGACGCCGTGCATCCAGAAGGTCCACAGCGCGGCCACGTCCATCGCGCCCGAGACGACCTCGCACATATCCCAGGCATCCCAGGAGTGCCCGGTGTCCTGCGCGTGGTACCAGACGTAGGGCATAAACGCGGAGCCGTCGGCGTGCCGGAACGGGAAGCCGTCACCGCTCCAAGCGTCGTTGCTCGCCCCGCCCAGGAACTCGGCTGTAAGATCGACCGCCTTGTCGCGCGAGCCGTCGCGCGCCTTCATGATGCGGTATTGAGGGTCTGCCGGGTCGGTGAGGTCGATGACCTCCCAGGTCCAGCAGGGAGCGGGCTTGCCGTTGTCGAGCGTGCGAACGCGCGGGACGGCTTCGACAACGAGCCAGGGCTGGCGGGGATCGTCGGGCGGGAACTCGGCGTAGACGTGCGAGGTCTGGACGTTCCGAACGCGGAGCGCAGAGGGCGGGCTGCCCGACCAGTCCACGCGCCGGATGCCCTGGCGAATGCCGGTAGTCCAAAGCTGGTGCCGTTGCGCTTGCGCCCAAACGCCAGCGCGAAGCAAGTGCTCCGCGAACTCGTCGTCGGCATCGTCTTTGTTGCTGACCAGCGGGGCGCGGTCATACAGGACGGCGGTTTGCTGAACGACGGTCTTGAGCAGGTTGCGACTGATCGTCGGCTGCCCCATCTGCACCACGCGCGCCTCGGAGAAGCGGGCTTGGATGGCGGCGTTCATATCGCCTTGCCACTCGCCAGAGAGCATCCGATACCGCAGAGCGCTATGGGAACGGCGACGAGCCTCCCAATCGCCACCGGGCAGCGGGGGCGTCGTAGGTAGTCCAGCGCGGTTTGTGGATAGTGCGTCTGACAATGCGCGCCCATTGTGGGCGTCTCGTGCTCGCGGCGTCAAGCGCTACATTGTCAGACGCCAGAACGCCGAAGCCCCGACGGCGAACCGTGCGGGGCGGGCTGTCCTTCTAAGCGCCACGCGCGCTCGGCTGCGGCCCGCTAGTAGCAGGACCCGTGGCACTCGTCGCCAGCTTCGACCCATTCGAGGATTGCGTCGTAGAGGTCGCGGTCGCTCATGCTTTGGACAGCGGCGTGACCGGCGATGATGCCGTTCTCAAGGACGATGGCTTCGAGGTCGGCGCGGTCGGTGTGCTCGGTGATGTTCATGGTCTCTGTCTCCCGCGCTGTTCGTCAGCGCTGATAAGACAATAAGATAAAGCATCGGGGGTGTCAATGCTTTATCTGAGAAAGTTACAAACGACGGTGCCAGTCGAGTAGGTCGGACGGGGCAGACAGATCGCCCGCCCCGCCGAGGCTCGACTGCGGGCGCTAGTAGTGGCAGCGCGCGGACAGGTCGCAGTAGTCGGCGGTGTCGGCGGCGTACCCGGCGCGCAGGACCCACGACCCATAGCCGCTGCGGTATCCGCCCCAACCGATTAGCGCGGCGACCTTGACTAGCACGGCCTCGGTGGCGTCGTCGTCCGCTCGGCCTTCGCCGTTGTCGATGAAGACCTCAACCTCGCGACCGCTCGTGATGGTCACGCCTGGGATGGTCTTGAGGGCGTTGCGCTGCTTGCGGGTCATCGTGCTGGTCATTGTCTTTCGTCTCCCGTGCTGTTCGTCAGCAACAAAAAGACAATAAGACAAAGCATCACACCTGTCAATAGCTTTATCTGAGAAAGTTACGATCGCCGGATGCGTTCGATGCGGCGCTCTCTTGTATCAAGCTGGCCGCGCACGATGTAGCGGAATCCGTCGCCCGCATGGCTGAGCGCTTTATTCTCTGCGCCCCCGTCGCGCGGCCCCTTCCAGTGTCGGAAGTGTTCAACGAGCGCGGTGCAGCGCGGGTGGACGCGAAGCTCGGCGCGAGCCATCGCGCGGTGAATGAGGGCGCATCCGGTGAGCACTGAGCCGGGACCCTTCTTTGCGTTCGCGATGCGCAGCGGGACGCGCGGCCACTGTCCGAGGTACTTCGCGATCTCCTGCTGGAGCAACTGATTGACGAGCATCCCCGCCTCAGCCTTGCCCGCGCTGTTCGTGTCGCCTCGCGCATCATCGACCGCCTCTGGCACGAGGCTATGACGCGCCAACATATCCACAACCGCGACCGCATCGCGTGCCGAATCGGTCTTGCCTGTGGATATCTCCTCGTCCCAGGCGTAGAGCACATCCTTCGAGCGGTCAATCAGCACAAGATGGGCCGTCTGCCGCTGCGCGCCCTCGCCGTGGTCGAAGCCGAGCCCGACCCAGTAGTCGCCCTCGGGCAGATCGAAGTCGGTAGGCAGCACAAGAGAGTCCTCCCACGCCCCGTAGAAGCGGTCAGGCGTCACCCCGTCCCACGCTCCATAGAGGCGCTGCGGACGCTGTGACGGCAGGCACATCGCCTCCGTCTCGTTGATGCGCTCCTGGGTGAACCACGGACACTCCTCGACGGTGAGCCCGTAGCTGAACTCCAGCACCGCTCCGTCCTCAACGGCGGCGCGCAGGTACTTGAGCGGGGCGCCGATGGGCGTGAGGGACGTGAACACGAGCCCGCCCGTCGCGGTCACGCGCGAGACGCACTCCGAGAAGATCGTCTCCTTCGTCGGCTCGTCAATCCACACGAAGTCGAGCGTCGCGGCGGCGACGGCGATCGACCCCTGCTCCGTCGTCACGAAGTCGGCGTGGGACCCGTTCCGACACCGGATGCCGTTGCGCCCGCCCAGGCGGAATCCCCGGTCCTGATCGAACCAGCACCCGTCAGCAAGCGACCCGGGCGGCATCATCTCGTGGAGCTTGCGCTGAATGACGAGGCTCTGGTCCTTCGTTTTACAGAGCACGCGACCGTCCACAACCGAGCGCGCCATCATCTTCCAAAAGACGAACGAGCACACCGTGGTCTTGCCCGACTGGTTAGGCGCTCTCAGAAGCAGCACGCGAGCCGCTGCGCTTAGGACAGCCTCAGCGAAGCGCCCCTGTGTAGGCCCAGGGCGATAACGCAGGAGAGGGTTAGCAGCGCGACGAGAGAGCGCGTGGTTCAATGCAAGCACGGGCGGCACGCTAGCACCTAGAACGACAAAGACCCGCCGAAGCGGGCCAGTGTCGGCGGGGGGCCGCTAGGCGGCCAGCGTGGTCTTGCGGACGGTGCGTCGCCGCCCGTCTGACCATCCTGCGACCCACGCGCTCTTGACAGGATCGCCGCCTGAGAAGTCGCCACGGTTCGCGATTGCGTCCGCGAAGGCTGCGACCGCGCCAGAGTGCGACGAGAAGGTCATGGCGGACGGGTAGGTGTTGCGCCCATCCCGCATCGCGACCCGGTGCGCGCCGAAGCGAGCGTCGAAGGTGTTCATGGTGTGGAGGGTGTGAAGTGTGTAGCTCATTGTCTCGTCTCCCTGCGCTGTGCCTCGGCGCTGATAAGACAATAAGACAAAGCTCCCAACCTGTCAATGCTTTGTGCGAGAAAGTTACATCCTTCCTTCCTCGGCTGCCATTTCAGCGCCCATGAGCGCGTCGTACAGGGCTTCGACCAGCGAGGTCCAACTACCCGGAAGGGCAGCAACCGCGTCGATCTTCGCGTCCAGCATCTCGATCGTGTCCCTAGGGGCGGGGCCGACAGGTCCAGCCCACCGGGCGGCGTGAGAGTCGGCCCATTCCTCGACCTGCTCCATGCTCGCGTTCGGGCGCTTCTCCTCGTAGTAAGCGACGAGCGCGTTGATGATGGCGATGTAAGGGCTGGTCGGGGTGACGCCCTCGGCGGCGGCGTAGTCGGTGAAGCTCATTGTCTCTGTCTCCTAGTGCGCTGTTCCTCAGCGCTGATAAGACAATGCGACAAAGCATCACAAGTGTCAATAGCTTTATCTGAGAAAGTTAAAGAAAGAGCTAGAACGACAAGAGCCCGCCGAAGCGGGCGTCGTGCTCAAGAGCCTCAGCCCTTGGGAGTGTAAATCCTGTCTCTTATACACATCTC